TCCCGTTGCACGCCAAAACGCGCCGGGTATACCTACCGCCCAGCTTGTTTGGTTGTCATATACATGAACCCGAATGGATGGCGCAAAAAGCGGAAAAACTTTAGTGTCAATATCACCCTGAAAATAAAACAGATCATTATATTGATATAATATCCCAGCCGTTGGGGTGGGGTGGGCTGCCTGATTCAATTTAAAATGTCCATCATTTGTTATTTCAACCCCCGCCGTAGAACTGCTTGAATTGAAGCTTTTTATTGTTGATTCTGATATTTCAATGCCCTCCTTTGATCCGTTGCCCGTGTCTGGATCTGTCATTAAATACCATGTGCCATTTTCATTGATTTCAACATTTGGGACGGTATCATAAAGTTTGTACAACTGAAATGCTAATTCTGTCATTTTCAGCCCGCCCGATAAAATTCCGGTGCCTAAAAATGGATTGCTTAAAAAAGACCATGTACCATCTGCATTAATTTCAATAGTTGGGGTGGTGCTATTATTTTTATAACTTTTCACCCCGTTTTCATCAAACCTAATCCCAGCCGTGGCACCGTCCCCCGCATTTTCATCGCTTTCAATTTCAATACTTTCAATAAATGCAATATCTTCAATAGATTCATCCAATATGGTCGCATTTTCTTCAAAAAGGTTGGAATTTGAAATATTTGCAGCGGATGTGACTGATTCAACGACAATAAAAGACCCCGCCGGGAAATCTCCATTTAAAACAGTGCTTTCAATGATCAAATTTGTATCGTTCGCGCCAACATTCGATGAAACAGTGAAGTTTTGTGTTGCATTGGTAATTGGATTAACTAACTTTATTGTGTCCCCCGCATTGATCACTGAATCAGACCCAATCAATGAAATGGGTAGGCTTGCAATGGTGTCCCCCGCCGTGATGCCTGAATCAATAACCGTAATCCCAAAAATATCACCCACCGTTTGACTGGGCAATTGTTTATCAGAATCAACTTTCACAAAACCACCGTTTGTTGGATTATTCCCAACATCAGGATCTATGACATTGCCGCCGCCATCATCACCGCCCGTTGTGGGGGCGTCATTCGGTACTTCATCAAAAATCCCTGTCTTATCTCTTGAAATAGCAAACCATTCGCCAGTTGTTACATTTGATTCACTTGAATAGGTGCCAGAAAGGAAAAGCCATGAATAGGTGCCATCATTCAACCTGTGCCAGCTTTCAAAAGTGCCCCTAATCGATCCCTGTAATTTTCGGACTGGTTTTTTGTTCAGTGCAATTAATTCCTGTGCTAATAATCGGCTGATGTTTTCCGTGTCTCCTGTGGCTGCTACTTGCCAGCCATCCGAATCTTCCCAATCAGACCCCGTATAAATTTCAAGGTGTCCAAAACTGTTTGGGGTGGTTCCGTCCCCAATTATTGTTTCAATCTTTTTGACCGCTGAATTATTATTAAAAACTCCTACATTGTAAGAATTATATGTTGTGCTTTGACTTTGCCCCGCAATTGTTCCATTATATAAGACTTCAACATTTGCATTTGTAAATTCCCATTCTAAATCCAAGTCAGCCGGATCAATCAAAACCCCCTGATTCGTGCGAAGGTCAACATGTTCAAAATGAAAGGTCAGATTGCCTGATTCAATTAAAACAGGGCTTGAAAAACTTAGTTGCTGATAGTTGTTGGTGGTGGCTCCAACTGTGCCCTGGATATCGGACAAAGAAGCCGCCAAATAGTAATATGTATTATCATCCACCCATTCGCCCCCAGAATAAGAAAGACCAGGGTTAAAAGTGTGTGTTCGCTCCAAATATTTAGATCCTACTTTTACGCGAACTTTGAAGAAAGCATAAATTAAAGAAGTTGTTGTCAGGTTTGTGTTGGTAAACTTTGTGTGTAAATTCCCCGTGACATTCAAAGTGGTTATTGAAGCATTTTTTACAATGTTCCCACCGTCCACTTCTGATCCGCTTGCGTCCGTCCATTCATTCCCCGCTATAAAATTGCGCCTATTCCTTGCGTTATATATTACTTTCGCTCTTTTCAAAGCTGGAAGCCACGTTTGAACCGTGGTGGCTAATTTTGCCACACTGCTTTGATCAATTGTGATGTTGCCATCTGTAACGCTCCCACTATCGATAAACGTCCCATCCTTATCATATCGCCTTTCAACAAAATTAATGGCTTCCCTAACTGGGATCTGTTCAACAAAAAATGCCCCGTTTTTCCATGTTAGCCTGGATAAAGTTAAGGTCATTATTTGGACTAAAACATCATAACAGGAAAGATATTTGAAATTCCCTTTGCTGTCTATTTCAATCAATGTCTTATGCTGAAACCTTGTATTTTTCAAAGGGTCATCATCATTCCCGTTTGGTTGTCCATCTTCAAACCAATTGACCGCTGTTTGCAATGCCACATCTGATCCACTTAGGAAGGTGTCAAGGGTTCCAATTTTCCCCAGGCAATTAAAGATATGATCAATCAAGGTATCAGATCCCGTATATTTTACCCCCGCATTATTATAATCAACATCCTTCAAAATACCCAGTCCATCCGTGGCACGAATAGTAAAAGCAAAATAATAAGAATCTGGAAGGATGGAAAGATCTGGAAGGATCAACCCGAACCAAAACATAGTTTCTGAAGTGTCCCCTTTTGTAATCTTAATTTGAAACCTCTTTTCCGTGGCTGTCACCAAGTCAGTTATAAAGGTTTCAATGGCTGTTCTGGTACTGTCTTCCACTTGCATCCCAAATGAAACTTCAGTTGGAAGTATTGGAAAACTGATGTCATTACTTTGTCCCCTTGTAGATAATTCAAACCCGTCCCCAGAAAGGGTGAAGTCTGTGACACTTCCCACAAAATCAGCATCATCAATATAAATATTATATTGGATGCCTTGTTCGTTTTTGTGTTGGGCTTTGAATCTGGTGGCCATTTAAAGGATATTTGTAAATTTCAAAAAGCAATAAAAGAGAACTGCAAAAACTACAAAATTTCTGATCACAATCTGGATTGGTGATAATTTGTATTTCATAGGCTTTCTTTTACATCATTCAAGGCTTCAACCGCTCCAATCATCTTGAATTTTTGGTTGTTTTGATCCGCAATTATAGCCTGATTTTTTTCAATCCTTTCCTTTGCTTCTGCAATCCTTTTTTGATCATTCAGGATTTCGTTTTGGACTTTTGAAATGACTTTATCAGCCTTTTTAATGTCATCAAAATATCCATTAATCGCTTTAGTGATTTCATCTAATTTAAAATTTTTCATTCGTTTATTTTTGGTGGTGGTGGAATTGCTACACCAGCAATGCCAATGATTGAGTTTCCAAAATATCTTGGGTATTTAATTATTTGCCAAATTTCAATTTTACCCTTTATTAAAATTTTTTCTTTGCCGTTCCAAATCTGACCGGTTTGCACTACTTCCAAATCATGCGATTTGTACAAAGTCCCTATTTCTTTTCCCCAGATTTTAATGTCATCGCTCCCAATATAATCATTTGCATCTTTACCGTTTGGGATTAAAAAAAGGCTTTCATAGGCTTTATTCAAAAACAGGATTCCACCTTCTCGATCTTTCAACCACATTGGAATGGGAAGATCCATTTGCGCACTTTCTAATTGAATGATTTTAAATTGTAAATTCGTAATCTTTTGATTTTGTTCGTGTCGTTTGTCCTCATAACTTCTGACTTCAACCCTCAATTTTTCATTTTCCCCTTCAACATCTTTTTTTATACTTTCTAATTTAGATATTAGTTTATTATAGCTTTCCAATAGTACATTGTCAGCTTCAAAGTTTGTTTTCCTTGCGTCTGCTTTGGTTTTTAATTTGATGCTGTATTGAGTTATTAGAGTTGTAATAACTCCAATTGCCCCAGCTAAAAGGGTTTGCCAGTCCATGGATCATTTTTTGTTTATCAAATAAGTCCATTTGTGTTTGTTAGTTTGTTTAGCTTTGTTTCAAATAAATCTATCCTTTCCGATAGTCTTTCCCGTTGCCTTCTGCATTCCCTTTCTAATTTAGCCAATTCATTTACCTTTTTTTCCAGATTTTTAATTTGAATTTCCATTTTTTTCAAGAAATCAATTGATCTATAATTTCCATTTTGTTCATGCTGATGAACAGGGGAAAACGCCAATAAAAAAGATTTAATTAAAGCCATTTTAAAAAGTTTGAAAAACCAGAAGCCCTATAAAATAAAGCTTCTGGGATAAAAATCAACTAAGACGTGGGCATAAGCTTATGCCACACTTGTAGTTTTTGGATCTAAAACAGACCCTTGAATCTTGAAGTCCGAAATGTAATTTTTTAGTTTTCCTACAAATCGCAAATTGTGTTCAATCAGTGTAAAACCTTCCACCACTATTTCCAAACCCCCTTCAATTTTCTTTTCCAGTTCTTCATCAGTCAAATCAAAATTAGCTTTGATGTCGGTGCGAATGTCAGCCGCCGCCGCTGGATCAAGTCTTTTGAATTGCTGAATGGCTAGTTTTGCAACTGTGATGAATTTTTTTGGTGATCCGTAACCCATGTAAACAGATAATAAGATCCCAACATCAGCCCGCCCGGTTTGGATGGATTCAATGGTAAATTCCACTAAATCAAAAAGGGTGTTTAATACCTTCTTTAATTCAGCGTTTGAATAATTGCTACCTGGTGCAATTTGGCTATTCAATAACCCACCTGGATTCCCTTTTGCAAAAATTAAATCTTTTAAGCCCCGCATAGTATAAATGTGATTTTAATAGAATGCTTTTTTAGCATGTCCATTATTGATTAAAAATTCATTGATATTTTCATCTTCCAAATAAATCACTCCCAACCATCTGCCATATTTCCCCTTTTTTGACTGAAGGGTATGGACTTCAATTTTTTTACCTAATATCATTTTTCGCATCAGATCCCGAACAATCAAACCCTGGGGTCTTTCTTTCCCACGTACTTCGGGGGTGTCTAATCCAAATAATCTGATCTTTTGTTTTTTCGCCCAAATATCAAAACCCAGATCAATATCAACCGTGATGGTATCACCGTCATAGACTTCCTTTACAATTGCATTGCGATAAATCCAAACATCCTTTAATTTAGGATTTAGCATTTATTTTTTAGGTTTTGGGGTGTTTTTTCTAGGTTTCACTACTTTCATTTGAGGCATTGCCCTAGATGGTGGCATATTTTTCAAATACCCTAGTAAAATATAGTTTTCCCGGCTCGGTGTTGCCGTGTTGTACTCTTCCAATTTTTCGATTGCCTGATTTAATAGTTTTTGTATTTCTTGCATGATTTTTTTTTATAAAAACAGGATGACAAAAATCACCCTGTTCACAATGAAATGGTTAACGGATAACCACGAATATTTTTAAAATCCTCTTGATCTGCTCATTCTATGTCCGCCTGTTTCAATTACGCCGATTAACTGATCACCAACCCCCACTAATTGTCCCCGTACATTTACATTTTCAGATCTTCCACCACCAACGGCACCATTTATTAATGAACCCATTTTTTCGTATGGAATTATAAATTCTCCTTTTGATCCTGGCTTTTCCCCTACCATCGCAAATGTTGGCCCTGAAACAAAACCACCTTCAGCAAAAGCCGGAATTTTAAGCCCTTTTAGAGCTTTATTAAACATTGCTTGCGCTGCTATTCCTACTGCTGGTGCCAAGACTAAACCTAAAGGCCCTTGTCCCATCATATTTGCCATTGCCTCCGCTACACCTTTACGAATAGCAGCCCCTACAATCTTCCTTGCGCTTTGTAATGCCACCGTTGCTAATTCCTTGAAAGAAGAGGCACCAGCATCCACACTTTGCGCCATTGCTCCCATTGCTCCAGAAATAGCTTCACCCATCACCCCGCCCGCATCGCCGATCCTTTCAAGCATTTCAGGAAAAGACATAAATCTTTCGTGCATTGTATTCAACAAGGGGACTGTATTGTCAGCTAGATTTTGGCTTAATTCACTAATCCTTCCATTCACATCAGAAACCCCCCCTGAAACAGCCGCTAGGGTGTCAGGCAAAGTATTATTCTTTCCAAATGAGTTTGTTAAATTGTCTAAGGTGGAATTGATGCCCGCATCACGATCACCTTTTGTTTTCTTTGAAGAACTACCGGACAAAGCAGTTGATCTGCCTGATCCAAGTTTTAAAGGGCTTTGTGTGCTAGTGGTTGGGGTAATCGATCCAATGGCTTTCTGTGTTTCTGCAATTATATCCTTTGCTTCATTTACCACTTTCTTCGCACCGCTTGCATATCCATCAGAAAAAGCTTTTCCAAGACGTGCCCCAGCCGTAAAACCTTTTTTTGGATTGATACCATCAAAGACATCAGCAAAGGATCTTGCAGCGTCCTTAAAATTACCTTCTTTGATTGCTTTGAATCCATTGCCAAATGATTTCAGGCTTTCACCAATCATTTTTGCCACTTCCTTAATCACTTTTCCAAGCCCCAATATAATGCCCCTGAATTTTTCCGATTTTTCCCATGCAAATTTGAACATTGCCGCCAAACTTGCCACTGCAACTGTTATCAAAGTGACTGGGTGAAATAAAACAGTCATTGCTGTTCCCGCAATAGCCGCCGCCCCACCTAGGGCAACAATGGCAATTTTTAACTGTGCAATAACTACGATTGCCGGCCCAATGACCGCCGCAATTAATCCAATTACAGTGACAACTTTCATTGCAACTGGGCTGATGGTAGCTAATGCCGAAAATAAAGAAGTTAATTTTGTAACCACTTTTGTCAAGAAGTCCAAAAGACCACTTTCAGCAAAAGCAATTTTTAAGGATTCAAAAGCTGATGACATCCTTTCCAACGCCCCGTTTAATCCTTTCAATCTTTCTTCAGCCATTTTCGCGGCACTTACTTCACCTATTGAAGCCGCTAATTTTTCAAATTCTCCTGATCCTGTCTTTGCAAGCATAATGCCCGCCCGCATTGCATCCGTTCCAAAGATTGTTTTGGATGCCATATTGATTTGTTCTTCACTTAATCCACCAAAAGCATTTTTCAGCACTTCAGACACTTCAGCCATTCCCCGCATTTCACCAGAAGCATTGAAAAATTGGTTGGCTCCATCACTTGTTATGATGCCCAACTGCTTCATTAATTCCGCTGCTTCTTTTGATTGTGGTACTAATCTAGTAAGGAAAGTTTTAAATGATGTACCCGCATCTGATCCAGATGCAAATGATGGACTGATCGCCGCGATTGATGTTGTAAAATCTTTGAAGTTGACACCAACGGCACCAGCTACGCCCCCAGCTTGCGCCATGGCAAGTTGAAAATCTTCAATGGCAAATTTTGAATTTGAAGTTGTACCCGCAATCAGGTCAACCACTCCCATCATATTTTTTGATTCAATGCCGAATTGTGCCATGGCATCCGTGGCAATATCAGCCGCAATGGAAAGATCCGCTTTGGTAGCTTCTGCCAATCTTATACTAGCATCAGCCGCCCCGTCTAAAATTTGGGTTGCTGTTAAACCGTTTCGCCCTAGCATTTCGATTGCCTGGGCACTTTGTGAAGCTGAAAAAGATGTTGTACGTCCTAATTCTTTTGCTTTATCTTTTAATGATTCAAATTGGGCTTCTGCTCCTTTCGTCACTGCCAAAACTCCATTCATTGACTGCTCATAGTCAGCCGCGGATTTGACCGCAAAGCCAGCAAAAGCCGCAAATGGTAGGCTGATTGCTTTTGTCATATCAGATCCAACTTTCTTGAATACTTTAGACTTTGCAATTAATGTGCGTTCTGCTTTACTCAATCCTGAATGAAGCCCCCGCACATTTGCGCCAATTAATACATTAAGTTTTGCTAGTGTTGCCATTAATTGCTTCTTTCATTTTTTTGATGTGATCTTCATCCATTTGCTTCATCCAATCTTTCACTGACCTGTCAATATTTGGTTTTTCCGTTTCAATCTCTTTTGATTTTTCCCAGGGGAAACATACCAGATCCATTGGATTTTTAAACGCCCCTTTTTTGGTGTGGGGTTGCAAAAGTGTCCATGTCATCCACCTTGTTCGCTCCCATTCGCTTTCCAATTGTCTTTGTTGGAATTTTTGCCAGCCTTTCAATTTATAATGAAATTCTAAGGGGGTCAAATCCCAATAATCATCAGGTTTTATATTTAACTCCCCAAAAGCTATTTCAAGTAATTCAGCTTCGGAGAGTGATATTAGTTTTTTGACCCATCCGCTTTTGGTAGGTGCCCTGTGATTTCTTTTGTAATTATTTCATTGATCGCCATTACTTCATTGATTTCAAGGTCATCAACCCACAATTCAACTTCAATGATAGAATGATCAAACTTTTGTCCTAGCTTTTTTGCGGCTGCTTCTAATCCTACAAAAACCTGAAGATGAACAATGTCCAGGTCTTCAGTTTCTTCTGTTATTTCAATAGATTGCTCTTTTGCCAGCTTTCGCATTTTTTTAAGTGCCCCAAATGAAAAACGTATTGGGCGCTTTTCGTTACCAATGAAAATTTCTTGCATTTTTTTTTGTCTTAGTTTATAAAAGGAATATAGGAAGGTGATTTTTATCACCTTCCTATTTGTTGTTTACACTTCAACATCAATCGTCAATGCTCCTGTGCCCTGGAATGAAACCGACGCATCAAAGGTTGATTCAACCCCGCCACCCCGTGAAAGGCTGGTGATAATGATACTCCCTTCTTCGTAACTGTCACCCGTCACGCTGGTTGTCGCTTTAATTGTAATGGCTGTTTTGGCGTTCATATCAGTCATCAAATCATTATACCCATAGGTGGCATCTTCCCGAAAGATCAAAGAAGCATTGTAAGAGAATGCCGCTTTCCCCGCAATAAATTCAGCGTTTCCGGCTGAATCTTTTGTTGTCACTTCAATTGTTTCAACTGATCTTTCAAATTGCACATCAGTCAAGTAACCAATTGCACTTGCACCTTTGTAAAGCTGATATTTGGTTGAATTAATATGTCCTACTGAAGCCATTTTTTAACGTGTTTTTTTGTGATTATTAATTGGATTTTAGAAACCCTTTTAATTTTTAAAGAATGTTTTCTTTTTTATTTTTGGTTTTGGGGTTGTTGTCTTTTTGGTTGCGTTTTGCATTTTGGAGAGATCCACAAAGGCACCCTTTTGGAATGGGTGGTGTAATGCTTTTTTATACTCCACCGCTTCGCCTGATTCAATCATCTTCTTTGCAAAGGTGGGGTGAAATTCTCCCACTTGTCCAGCTTTCAAAGTTCTGCCTGATGAATTTTTTATTTCCTTAATTAGTACTAATTGCATTATTATCTTTTTTCTTGAATGATGTAATCAGATGCCACAATGTATCTTTCATACTCCCAAACGTAATCTTCCAAAACTGTTTGATATTGAATTGATTCTATGTCGATGCTTGCCGCCGTTCCTTCATATCTGTCTAATATTGTTCTGACCCGCTCGTACATGGTCACTGCTTCATCCCGGTCTTTGCTGTAACATTCAACTTGTATTCTAACAAAATCTAAATTGCTGACCCCCGTTTTGGTGTCTTTTGGTTGACTACTGATAAGGGTGTAAACAATATAATTGTCAGGCAAAGAACTGGTTTGGGTTGCCGCCGTTGGATAAATCCTTGACCCAACAATTGCGCCCAAGGTTCCATCCGAATCTAACAAACTGAATATTGCGTTTCCTATCATTTTAATTTTCCTAAAACTTGTTTTGCTAATTCATTCAACCTTTGCGTTATGTCTGTTCCCATCTGTGTTTTCGTACTATCCACCGCACGCCGCAAAGGGGCTTGCCCTAATTCCATTCTCATAATTGCATAATATCCATCAACCTTCCTTCCTTTAAATTCTCCCCTGTTTCCGCCTTTTGGGCGTTTGAAGCCCACAAAAACATTCAATGATCTCCTGAAAATTAAAGTTTGTAATGATCGGCGCAAATTACCTTTGTAATATGTTGCCGCAATTTTCCCCAATCCTTTGGGGGCTTTCTTCTTTCCACTGACCTTCCCTTCGTATCTGTGATGAAATTGTCTTTTCCCTTTTGGA